GCTGATTCAACTTCTGGTTCACCTTCTTCGGCTTCTTGAGTTTCCTCAATGACCTCTTCGGGTGTCTCTTCCGTTTCCTCTTCGACAACTGGTTCTGATTCTTCCTCAGCACTTGGCTCAGGAGTCATCTGCCCCAATCGGCGATTTGCAAAATCCGTTACGGATATATTAGTATTGTCCACTGGTTTTTGATCTGCCCCAGAGTCAGCAGTTGCGATTTCATCTGTCATAATTTCCACTCATTTACGCCGAGAGATTGCGATGCGTTAATATAACACAGGTGAACAGTTGTTGTTCAGCCTAGAAATTTTCACGGTGACGGTTACTTAATTCCTGCCAGCTGGATAACTGCAATAGCTGATCATAAGTAATAATTCGTCCTGATACTTGTTGAATAGTTTCGCTTGTTGCTTCGTGCAGTTCCTCTATAGCCTCTTCTCTGAGGTCATGCACCATCTTCATGAACCTAGCAAAAGCCTCATAGTTATGAAGTGTCTTTATATCGTCTTGGATATTCATATTATTTTGCCGCGGAACGCATTACTTGAACCATTCTAGGACCTCTATCTTTTACTTGCTTGTACCACTTACTGTCAATCATTTCATTGGCAGCTACATTGTAGTCATTGTTCATGAGGCCAGCCTTCATCTTTTCAAACTTGTTAAGTTTAGTCAAACCTAGGTTGAACGCCATATCGACTAGGGTCATCTTAACTGCTTCGGGTCTCTTGGAAAAGTTAGGGTCATAGGACTGAGCATCCTTGAATGCTTGAGTTAGACTATAATTGTAAAGGGTTTTTGTTTCCTTGTCAGTAAGTTCTCGACCAGCAAACAATTCATTGATATCAATTCCTTCCTTCTTTAGGATTTTACGATTAGCGGGTTCCTCAAGATTGAATCCAATTCCTATCGTTCGCTTGCCCTTGGTGTCCTTGTAGACCTTGGATTTGTTTCCCTCATTAAGGACAAACATATCATAAAAATTATTGGCACGCTGTTCGCGGACTCGTTGTTGGGCGAGTTGTTGGGTGCTTTGATTGTCAGCCATAGTATAAGTATTAGTTAATAAAATAATACTACATATTCTGAGTGTCAACACTGCCCATCTGTGCAGGAGCTGTGCCGACTCGACCAATCTGGGCGTTCTGCGCTTGTTGCATCTGGAAGGTGTATTGACCTTGGTATTTCTCCATGCGTCCCCGGAATGCTTCATCCTGTTGTAGACGTTGTTGTATGTCCGGCTGCTGGGCGTATTGCTGTAGGACTTGCATAGCAATCTGCGCGCCTTGAGGACGGGCTGGCATTTCAATACCTGCAAAGATCTTAGTGAGATCATCAGTAACATTCTTAACCATTTCCTGTTGAGCATCTTCTGCGGGTTGCAGAACAGCGTCAGCCATGACTGGATCAATGCTAGCGGCTGCAATATCAAGTAGTCCATCAATATTCATTCGATTATTAACATTGAGTTGATTCAATGCAACGAATCCTTGTAGTTTCTTTTCTACTGTTTCTGGGTCACTGTCAAGAACATCAAAGTTAATCATGATGTCAAAGTTCTCATTTGGATTCCCCTTGTTCATTACTTGAGGGTCAGGGATGCCTGTTACCTGGAAAAATACCTCATCGGGTCCAAATCTCTGGAAGCATTTATATGCCATGCGAATAACCTCGGATACGTGGCTAAGGTACTTATCAACCATGAACTGCTGTCTGGATTGGGACATTGGGTCATTTGGATCCAGTCCAATCATCCTGTCAGCTTGATTGATTAACGTCTGCTCCATCTCAAGCGAACCTTGGTTATATGCAGGGGTAGGAGCGAAGTCCAAGTCACCTTTGCGGCGGTATGGAATCATTCGACCTGGACCCCAGTCATTAGGTGCTTGACCTACTGGGTGCAAAATAGGGGGAAGCGTAGCTAGGCTATTTCGGTCAATCCGCGAATCACGCTCCACCTTTACTTGGTTCTGAATACCACGAAGAATACTGGGAACGGTGGATACATCATAGAGACGCTTAGTGTCCTCGGACAAGCGTGTCACTACTACTGGATAGTCTTCGTATCCATTAAGTAGCTCGAACTTTGCATATCCGGGAGTCCCAGTGCCATCATCTCCATCAAAGTTCTTATGAAATACTGTGCAATAAATTCCTTCGGAGCCGTCCTCTTCGTTGATAAGTCTTTGGTATCCGTAAACAATTTCAATAAGTTCGTCAGCTTCGTATGCGGTATCAGTTAGGCTCATGCTGCGGCGGCCTTCTTCGTATCGCTCAAGGCTGTCAATGTTGACCCCTCGGTATCTTTCGATCATCATATCCACGAAGTCCTGGTCCCAACCATCGGTTGTTACCTTTAGCTCTAGTTCCTGTGGAGTATAATACGTTTTCCAAAAGCAATACGGAGCGCGCTGAGGATCAGTTACATACGGAGGAAAGATGAAGTCACCGTCAGGTGCTAGGGTCTTAACCTCCGGGCAATTAATTTGACGACGCACGACGGGCAGTTTCGCGATTCCTTTTTTGCGTAGATCCTTGAGTGCGGTCCTTGCTCGCTTTTCCGTAACGCCGTCAAAAACTTGCTGCACAAGCAGGATGAGTTCTTCATCGTTATTACCTTGCTCAACAGCTTGAAATATTTCTGGAGAAATTTGTGCGATTTGCTGGAGGTCAATCTCTTGCTCAAAGGAGCGATCCTCCATGTGCCAGCCAACGTAAGTGACTAGGAGTCCACGCTCGAGCAGGTAGTTAGCACCTAGTTCCATCTCCCTGTAGAAGCGGGGGATGTATCCGGATCTTATCATCCACTTGAGAAAACCTGATACCAGTTTGCTGCGGGCAATGTCACTGCTCTCCACGGGGAACGCTCTGACGTTAGCCCTCTTGAGTGCAGAAATAAATAGTGATGAAAGTTTAGTAATGCGTTCATCAATAAGATGGCACTCGCTATCGCTTGCACCTTCCCAGGGGAATGCGTCCGCGCCATGCTTGCGGTGATCGCGGCTCTTACCCGGCCACCAGTTCCGCCTGTCATCGTAACTTGTACGACATAAATCAAAATAACCTTCTAGCTCCGTTACCGTTTCCTCGTAGGCAAATCGGAGAGTTTTAATGTCCGGCTCGTCACTAACGTAAGTAAGGGCCTTTGAAATATTATTGTTCTGCATTTAGTCTATTTTTAATTAGTTGAAGCATACTCGCAAGATGTGTCCTGGAACTGCCTATCTTATCACATAACTCTATGTTTGTCATGGGAACTTTGGACTCATGCTTTACGTGACGCTTGAAAGTCTCCCACATTATTAATCTGTCCCTGTTTTGCTGGTTCCATTTGTAATCCAGCGTTAGGTTCTCGTCCTCGACCTCACCGGTCTCAGGGTTCCTGTCGTAAAATATCTTTGTTCTATCAACCTTTGACATAACGGTAGCTGACTCCTGTTTCTGATTCAATGGCTTCAAAGCAAATCATCTTACCTAAGAACCTATCCTTCAACCTGTTAGGCAGGAGGACTGGAACTTTCTTTCCGATTTCTACGAAGTGAACCATGTTAAACCTAGGGTTCGGGCAAATGGATAGCACCTTACCCGTGTAGTGCTTAGGTATTATTTCATTAATAAATAGACCGTCGCACAGAATATCCTGGCCCTCTGGGCTGATCCAAGTGTTCTTGCCCTTACCGCTGATGTATTCAGGGGGTAGTTTTTCTTGGGCTATTTGCAGGGCTTCATCAAAATCAGTATTATGATATTCGGTGAACTCAGTTAATTTTATTTTCATTAGTATCCTCCTTGTTGTTTTCTGGTTATCCCCATATCGGAGGATGTGAAGTAGTCCGGACCCATACCGCCATTTGACATTCGCAAATAACGTATGAGGTCAAAAAAGTCCTTGAGTGCTTCGTCCGCTTTACCAGCAGCGTTGTAATTAATCATGCTCTCAATAAGATTACCGCAGTCCTGATGCACGTAGCACCTTGGTCTGTTGGCGGGATCAAGGTCATAGTTCGGGTTATAGAAGAACCAATCGTCCAGACTTGTGTTACCTATGCCCTCCTGCTGTCCGTCCGACGGGGTAAAGTTCATACCGAAGTCATAGAAGGCCGTGAATAGATCCACGTTGTTCTCATTCTCCTTAGCAAAGAATCTGGAGTCACCTATACGTTCCGTGAC